TCAGATGCGGTCGCTTTCCTTGCGCACGATGCGGCCGATGATGATGCAGTCGTTGCCACGGCAGACCTTGCGGTGGTATTTGCGCTGGTCCGGGTTGTCCGAGGTCAGCCACCATTCGCCGGCGTCGCGCGACAGGCGTTTGACCACCGGCTCGCCCTCGTAGTTGACGGCGAACACGGCGCCGTCGACCGGCTTGGCGTCGGCGGTGTTGATGATCACCAGGTCGTCCTCGTACAGCGACGGTTCCATGCTCTCGCCGCGCACCTTGATGCCGATCAGGCGCTCGGGGATGAAGCCGTTGCGGTCGGCCCAGTTGCGCGGCACGCTGAACATGCTGCCGTCGTGCGTCTCCGGCTCGACGCTGAAGCCGCTGATGCCGGCCGACAGGCGCAGTTTGACCTTCTGGATCTGGTAGAAGCGGGCGTCGTCCTCCTGCGCCACCACCACCGGCAGGAAGGCGGACGGCGTCGTGGCGGGCTGGCCGGCAGTGGCGCGCGCGCGCGGCTCGATGCCCTCGTGCAGCCAGTCGAAGGCGACGTTGCAGGCGGCCGCCAACTGCACCAGCGTGTGGGCCTCCGGGCCGCGCTTGCCGACCCCCTTGAGTATGCGGTTGATGGTCGGCTGCGGCACGCCGGAGGCGCGCGACAGCGCGCTCTGCGATTCGAAGCCGGCCTGTTTCATGGCCGCGTCCAGTCTGCTTGAAATATCCATAATGAATTATACATCCGCGTATAGTTTTCGGTGAAATTCTATCCATTTGCGTATTGATCCTGTATTCATTCTCGTATATATTGTGTGAAATGGCAAGTTTTACAGTGGCAGGAACACAGCGAAAGGCGGGTAGGGACATGGGAAACATGAAAACGATGGCGATGGCGGCAACGGCGGCGGGAGTCATGCAGGAGCAGGAATACCGGGACGCGATCTTCAGCAGCGCCGGGCAGGCGGTGCACGTGGCCTATATGATCATGGCGCAGGACGCGCAGCAGGAGGCGCCGCTGCGCAAGGCGCTGATGCGCATCATGGAGTCGGCCGGCAGCCTTGCCGAGCCGCAGCGCGAGTGGCTCGAACAGCTGCGCGGCAGCGCGTCGAAGCGGGTCAACTTCGCCGGGCTCAGCCCGCTGGAGGTGCGCGCCCAGTGCGCCCTGATCGTCCACGCCGTGGCGCACAAGCTGCCGCGCACCGAGATGTGGGCCTTGCAGGCGAAGTACGGCCACACCGACGTGGAGGACGCCGCCGGCGTGCGCCGCTACGCCTTCTCGGCCGAGCGCATCGCCGCGATCAAGGGCTTGTCGGACTGGATGGCGCCGTCCTTCCCGGCCATCCAGCCGTTCGCGCTGGACTGCATGGTCGGCAAGCTGTACGCCAACCACAAGAAGATCGAGATCAGCTTTCGCGAGCTGGCCAAGTCCTTCGGCGGCAACCATATGACGTATGCGCGCGGCTTCGAGAAGATCAAGCAGCGCCTGCACGAGCTGGAGCTGGTGGCGCTGGACCGGCTGGAGCCGTATTTGCGCGAGCAGGGCGTGGTTGGGGAAATTTTTTTATAGTTTGTCGAAAATAGTGGTTGACAAGGTGTTACAGAGGGTATAAAGTTTAGTCATTCTCGCAGTAATAGCAACCGAAGCCCGCCTAAGCGGGCTTTGTCGTTTCTGCGGCAAACATAGGATTGCCCCCCACGGCATTTCCCGACAACCCGCCCGGCCGCGCAGCCTGGCGAGTTTTTTTTCACCCCAAAGCAAAGGCCGGGGTCAGACCCGCAGGGTCCGACCCCAGATTGACGCCGTTGGGTTTCATCGTGATAGAGGACGCAAGATGAGCGACAAGCTTGAATCGATAGAACAACTGCACGAGGCGATCCGCAGCGGCCTGGCGGCGCGCCTGGCCGGCGTGCCGACGGTGCTGCACTACCCGCCGTCCGAGGCGGCTCTGGCGCTGCCGGCGGTGCTGGTCGAGCTGGCGGAGCTGCGGCCCGGCCGCGACCCCGGCACCGGCCAGTCGGCCCTGGTGGGCCGCTTCGTCGCCCGCCTGGTGGTCGACGCGGCCGGCGCCAAGGCGGCGCTGGCGCTGCGCGAGCTGGCGGCGCGCCTGGCGCTGGCGCTCAAGCACGAAAACTGGGGCCTGCCGGTCGGCATGGCGCAGTTGCTGCAGGCCGGCGCCGGCGCCACGGCCGCCGCCGGCCGCCTGGAATGGCAGCTGGAGTGGAGCCACGAGTTCGAACTGGGCGCGCCGCTCTGGCCCTACCCGGACAGCGGCAACACCCAGCTGATGCTGGGCCTGGACCCGGAAACGGGCATCGGCAAGAAGGCCCGCTACTGGCCGGCCGCCGATGTGCCCCCCAACCTGTAGGAGGCGACGATGGACTATCCGATAGTCGAGTTGGACCGCCGCCTGGCGGCGCTGATCCAGGCCGGCAGCATCGCCGAGGTCGACCACGCGGCGGCGCGCTGCCGCATCCGCGTCGGCCAGTGGACCTCGGCGCTGCTGCCCTGGCACACGCTGGCGGCGGGCCAGGTGCGCCACTGGCGCGCGCCGTCGGTGGGCGAGCAGGCCTTGCTGATCGCGCCGTCCGGCGAACCGGCGGCCGGCTTCATCCTGCCCGGCTTCTACTCCGAACCGCACGGCCAGGCCGGCGAGCGGCGCGCCAAGGTGCTCAGCTGGCGCATGCCCGACGGCTGCCTGATCGAATACGACTGGGAGGCCGGCGCGCTGCAGGTCAGCGGCAGCAAGAAGGTCAGCGTCGACAACGCCGAGACGGTCAGCATCGTCTCCGGCGGCCAGGTCACGCTGCAATGTCCGGCGCTGGTGGTGGACTGCGCCTCGACCACCTTCAAGGGCAGGGTGAGCGTGGAGGGCGGCGTCAGCGTCAAGGGCAACCTGGGCGTGGACGGCAACGTCGACGCCGCCGGCGCGGTGATGGACTCGGGCGGCAACAGCAACCACCACAAACACTGACACAGCAATTTTCCCAACGATGCCCGCCGACGCGGGCATTTTTTTTAAGGAGTCAACCATGGCAAGAGCCAGCAACAAGATCCCCGTCGTGTTCCGCGACACCGCCTTCCAGAGCCGCAGCATCTTCCTGCCGGACGGCACCCAGCACCGCGTCCACAACGGCCACCTGACGGCGGCCAGCGCCGGCCTGATCGCCCACCTCGACCAGCACCCGGAGTTCGAGCGGGTGCCGGTCGTGCGCGCGGCGGCATAGCCATGGCGCTCGTCGGCATGGATCGGCACACCGGCCAGCCGATCACTGGGAGCGCGCACCTGCTGCAAAGCGTGCGCGATATTTTGACCACGCCGCTGGGCAGCCGGCGCGAACGGCCCGACTACGGCTCGACCCTGCCGCGCATGGTCGACCTGCCCGTCACGCCGGGCTGGAAGTCCTCGCTGCAGGCCGAGGTGGCGCGCGCGCTGGGGCGCTGGGAGCCGCGCCTGAAGCTGAGCGCGGTGGCGGTCGAGTCGGTGCTCGACGGCAGTGTGGCGCTGCGCCTGGGCGGCGACTACCTGGGCGAGGCGATGATATTGGAGGTGAAGACATGAGCGCCATAGACCTGAGCCAGCTGGCGCCGCCGGACATGGTGGAGCCGCTCGACTTCGAGCAGATCTACCAGGACATGCTGGCTGCCTTCCGCGGCCAGATGGGCGAGGGCTGGAACGCCGCGCTCGAATCGGACCCGGTGGTCAAGCTGCTGCAGTTGGCGGCCTACCGCGAGCTGCAGATCCGCGCCCGCATCAACGACGCGGCGCGCGCCAGCCTGCTGGCCTTCGCCGAGGGCGCCGACCTGGACCACGCCGCCGCCTTCTACAACGTGCGCCGGCTGGCCGAGGAGAGCGACGAGCGGCTGCGCCTGCGCACCCAGCTGCGCACCGCCGCGCTGGCCGGCAACGGCACGCCGGAGCAGTACCGCCTGGCGGCGCTGTCGGCCAGCCCGCTGGTGCACGACGCCGGCATGATGGCGGCGCCGCCGGGCAGCGTGGCGCTGGCGCTGTGGCCGCGGGACGGCGCCGACGGCGCGGCGGTGCTGGCGGCGGTGCAGGCGGCCTTCGCGGCGGACGACGCCAAGCCGCTCGGCGTCCCCCTGTCGGTCGTGCTGGCCCAGGCCCGTCCGCTCGACGTCGCCGCCACCGTCTACCGCGAAGCCAGCGCGCCGCTCGACCTGGCGGCGCAGCTGCAGGCGGCGCTGCCGGCGCAGATCGCCGACTACGCCCGCCTGGGGCGCGACGTGTCCGGCTCCTGGCTGGCCGGCCGCCTGCACGTGGCCGGCGTCTCGCGCATCGAGCTGCACGGCGCCGGCATCGCGGTGGCGCCGCACGAGTACGCGGTGGCCGGCAGCATCCGCATCGACGACGGCGGTGTCGCATGGTAGCGCCGGCCGACGCGGCCCGACTGCTGCCGCCCAACGCCGGCACGCTGGAACGGGCGCTGGCGCGGGCGGCGCCGCGCGCCGCGCTCGACGCCTTGGCCGACGCGCCGGCCGGGCGGCACCGGCCGCAGGCAAGTTCCGGCGCGCTGGCGCCGTGGCTGGCGGCCGAGTGGCAGCTGGCCGAGTTCGCCCCTTACTTCGACAGCACGGCGGCGCTGATCGAGGCGGGCCTGCCGTGGCTGCGCCAGCGTGGCACGGCGGCCTCGGTCAAGCGGGCCTTGTCCTGGCTGGGCTACCAGGCCACGCTGGAGGAGGAGGGGCCGTGGCTGCAGATCGACCCCGGCGACGCCTACGCCCAGCTGCGCGTCGACGCGGTGGCGCAGCTGGTGCGCGCCTCGCTGCCGGCGCACGCCCGGCTGTACCGCATGTACCACGGCTACGACCTGCGCCCGCTGCGGCTGGACGGCGGCCGCCTCGACGACGCCCTGCTCGACGACGACTCCGGCGTGCTGGCCGACGGCATCAAGCTGTCGTTCGCGGCGCGCCGCGCCGGCCTGGCGGACGCGCCGGGCGGGGCGCCCGGCCACGCCCGCAGCGACACGTTGTCGGCCATCGTGCCCTATGACGACCGCATGATGCTCGACACCTGGCTGCTCGACAGCGAGTTGATCGCCGACGGCCGCTTCATCATGGGCCAGCTGGTCACCGGCACCACGGCCGACACGGCGGCGGCGCCGGCCACGCTGACGGCGCACCGCACGATGGCCCTGTCGCAGCTGCTGCTGGACGGCGACGAGAGCACGCTGGACGACATCAACAGCCAACTCGGCGGCGGCATGACGGTGCTCGAGCGCAGCTTCGTGCTCGACGGCGAACGGCTCGACAGCCACGACCTGGGCCTGCGCCGCATCGTCATCGACCGCTTCGACATTGACGCGCGGGCGGCCCTGGCGCCGGCCCTGCAACTGCCGCTGGCCGGTTTCGACCGGCTGGCGCGCGACGCCCTCTTCAGCGGCACGGCCGGCGTTTATGAGACGCCGACCAAGGCCGCCGGCTGGAGCGGCAACTGGAGTGCGCGCCGCTGGCGCGTCACGATTCCTTCGACCATCACTTTTCACAATGGAGCTTGATATGGCAGTTTTACAAGACGACGGCCGCGCGGCGCTGGCCGAGGCGGTGAAGTCCCGCCCGATCCACCTGGCCTGGGGCTCGGGCGACCCGGCCTGGGACAACGGCGGCACGGCGCCCGAGCCGAAGAACGCCGCCGCGCTGGTGGCCGAGGTGGGCCGCCGCGTCGCCACCGAGGCGCGCTTCGTCACGCCCGACCCGGCCGGCGAGGTGTCGGTGGTCAGCGGCCGCTACACCTTCAGCGAGACGCCGACCAAGTGGCTGCTGGTGCGCTTCGTGTTCGACTTCCTCGACGCCCCGGCGGCCCAGCTGCGCGAGGTCGGCATCTTCCTCGGCACGGTGGTCAAGCCGGAGCTGCCGCCGGGCCAGCGCTACTTCGTCGCGGCCGACCTGCTCAGCCCCGGCAAGCTGTACGCGCTGGAGCGCTTCGACAGGACCACGCGCAGCCCCTCCATCCGCCAGACCTTCGAATACGTACTGCCTTTCTGAACGGGACCCTTATCATGATCGAACAGTATTACAACCGCTTCAACGCCGCCGACAACCACGAGCAGATCCTGTTCCGCGCCGACCGCGTGTTGCAGTCGGCCGAACTCAACGAGATCCAGTCGGCCGCCACGGCCCGCCTGCAGGGCGTCAGCGACGCCCTGTTCAAGGACGGCGACGTGATCCGCGACGCCCGCGTGCGCATCGACCCGGACAGCGGCGCGTCGAGCTGCGAGGCCGGCGCCATCTACATCCGTGGCGCCGTGCGCGGCCTGGCCGCGCGCGAGCTGAAGGTGGCCACCGTCGGCAGCGCCACCATCGGCGTCTACCTGAAGGACAGCGTGGTCACCGAGCTGGAGGCGCCCGAGCTGCGCAACCCGGCGGCCGGCACGCGCGGCCACCAGGAGCCCGGCGCGGCGCGGCAGAAGAGCGTGGCCGTGTGGGGCGCGGCCGGCGACGGCCAGTCCGGCGACTTCTACCCGGTCTACCTGATCGACGACGGCGTGCTGCGCGCCAAGGAGGCGCCACCCAACCTGGACGGCGTGACCCAGGCGCTGGCCCGCTACGACCGCGACAGCTCGGGCGGCTCCTACGTGGTCGGCGGCCTGAAGGTGGCCGCCGCCGCCGACGTCAACGGCGCCCAGGTCTACACCGTCTCCGAGGGACGCGCCCGCGTCAACGGCTTCGGCGTCAACCTGGCCACCGGCCGCCGCCTGGTCTACCCGGCCAAGCCGGACCTGCGCAACATCGAGCAGGAGCCGCACGTGTCGAGCGGGGCGGCGGCGCAGCGCGTCAACCTCGACCGCGCGCCGCTCGGCTCGCTGACCTCGGTCTACCTGACGCTGCAGAAGAGCGCGACGATGACGCGCGGCGGCTACACCGGCGGCGCCGACACCCTGCCCGACACGGCCATCGTGCAGATCGTCGCCGTCAACCAGGGCGGCAGCGTCAACGCCAACGGCGACGGCTTCGTCGGCGGCACCACCTACGTCGCCGGCAGCGGCAACAACGGCAGCTACAAGCTCAGCGCCGGCGCCGTCGACTGGGCCGGCAGCGGCCCCGAGCCGGCCACCAACAGCACCTATCAGGTGATCTACCAGTGCAACGTGGCGGTCACGCCGACGGCCATCGACGACACCGGCTTCACCGTCACCGGCGCCGTGGCCGGCACCCAGGTGCTGGTCAGCTACACGCAGAAGCTGCCGCGCATCGACCGCCTGTGCCTGGACGCCGACGGCGCCCTGGTCTGGATCAAGGGCGTGGCGGCCGACGCCAACCCGCGCGCGCCGGCCGTGCCGGAGGCGCTGCTGGCGCTGGCCAGCGTGCAGCAGGGCTGGCGCGCGACGCGGGTGGTGCTCAACGACGGCGTGCGCGTGGTGCCGATGCAGGACCTGGCCAACATCAACACGCGGATGGACTACCTGGCCACCCTGATCGCCCAGCAGACGCTGAAGAGCGACGCGGCCAACCGCGACACGGCGCTGAAGAAGGGCATCTTCGTCGACCCCTTCCTCAACGACGGCGTGCGCGACCAGGGCGTGGCGCAGAGCGCCGCCATCGTCGGCGGCAAGCTGACGCTGCCGGTGGCGGCCACGCCGAACGCGCCGGGCGGCGACGTGGCCGGTCCGGCCTCGTTGAAGTTCACGCTGGCGACCGTGTTGTCGCAGCCGATGCGCACCACGACGATGAAGGTCAACCCCTACGCCGCCTTCGACGCGATCCCGGCGACGGTGGTGTTGACTCCGGCGATAGACCGCTGGACCGACGTCGACACGGCGTGGAGCAGCCCGCTGACCACCCGCATCTCGGTGGGCGGCGGCAGCTTCCAGGGCACCACGGTGAGCACCGTCAACAACCTGTTGTCGACCTCGTCGCAGAACCTGGAGAAGTTGCGCCAGATTCCGGTGCTGTTCTCGATCTCGGGCTTCGGCCCGAACGAGGCGCTGGCCAACCTGACCTTCGACGGCATCGCCGTCACCCCAACCGCATAACAGGAGCAAGACGATGACTATTCAAGCAAACAGCCAGGGCCTGTTGTCGGGCCGGTTCCAGATTCCCGCCAACGTGCCGGCAGGCGCCAAGAGCGTGGAGTTCTACGGCAGCGGCGGCACGCGCGGCTCGGCCACCTTCAGCGGCCAGGGGCTGCGCATCACCGAGGTGCGCCAACTGGTCACCCGCATCACCGACCGCTACTCCGACCCGCTGGCGCAGACCTTCACGCTGGAGCAGGCGACGGCGCTCGGCGGCGTCAAGCTGTGGTTCACCGTGAAGGGCGCCGCGCCGGTGCTGGTGCAGATCCGCGGCGTCGCCTCCGGCGTGCCGAACCGGGTGATCTACGCGGAGGCGCGCGTCGAGGTGGACGCCATCAAAACGGTGGGCCCGACCCAGATCGTGTTCGCCAAGCCGGTCTGGATCGACGCCAACACCGAGTACGCGTTGGTGGTGATGACCAACGACGACAAGACCCAGCTCGCCGTCGCCGAGGTCGGCATGTGGGACGACAACGCGCAGCGCCGCGTCACCGCCCAGCCCTACCAGGTGGGCGTGCTGCTGTCGTCGTCGAACGCGTCGAGCTGGACGCCGCACCAGGACCGCGACATGACCTTCGAGCTGCAAAAGGCCGTGTTCTCGGAGACGGCCAGCACGGTCAACCTGGGCAACGTCAGCGTGGTCAACGCCACCGACCTGCTGCTGCTGGCGCTGGCCGAGGCGCCGACCTTCGAGTCGCGCGTCGAGTACACGCTGGCGCTGCCGGGCGGCGCCAAGATCAACGTCGCCGAGGGCCAGCCGGTGCGGCTGGGCGTGCCGGTGACGGGCGATATCGGCGTCAGCGCCAAGTTGAGCGGCACGGCGGCCGTGTCGCCGGTGCTGCATCCGGGCACCCAGCTGGTGGCCGGCACGGTGCAGGCCACGGCCGACTACGTGTCGGTGGCCTTCCCGGCGGGCGCCAACAGCCGCGTGCGCGTCATCGTCGACGCCGCGCTGCCGTCCGGCGCCAAGCTGGTGGTGATCCTGCCGGGCGCCGGCGCGGACGGCAAGGACGTCGAGGTGCCGTTCCTGTCGTCGCGCCCGCTGACGCTGGACAAGCAGGAGCTGACCTACGAGCTGACCGGCGTCAACAAGGACAACGTCAAGGTCAAGCTGGTGTTGTCGGGCACCTCGGCGGCGCGGCCGGAGGTGGAGAACCTGCGCGCCATGGCGCTGTAGGGCGCGCCATGATCAACCAGAGCACCCCCCATCTGCAGCTGCCGCTGCCGCATCCGGACAACCAGCTCGACGACGACGTGGCCCGGCTGCGCGCCGCGCTGACGGCGCTCGACGGCGCCGTCTACACGCTGCGCGGCCTGGTGGCCAGCGACGACGTCAACCTCGACACGGTGCAGGAGATCGTCACCGTGCTGAAGAGCGCGCAGGGCGACATCGGCAACGTCACGGCGCTGCTGGCGACCAAGGTCGGCAAAGACGAGTTCGCGGTCAACAAGGCGCAACTCTCCACACTCACCCCGCTCATTTATGCGGGATTACTGGGATGACCATCCATGGCATACAACACATTGACTGAGTTCAGGAACACCTTCCTGAGGCAGGCAGAACAAAAAATCAAGGAGTCCGACCTGGCCTCCGCCGACAACACCAGCCTGATCACGCTGGCCGCGCTGTTGAAGAGCTACGACGTGGTCAACCGCTTCGACTCCATCGTGCCGGACGCTGTGGCGCCGTTGGAGCTGATGACCGGCGCCATACTGGACCTCTACCTGTCCGACATCAGCAACGGCCAGAGCTTCAACCTGGTGCTCAATTCGGCCGAAGCCATGGCGGCGATCGTGCGCAGCCCGGCGGCGATGGCGGCCATCGCCGGCAGCGCGCGGGCGATGAGCGCCTTGGTCGGCTACGCCGTCGCCTACAACGCCATCGTCGGCAGTTCGGTGGCCATGGCCCAGATCGCAGCCAGCGCAACGGCAATGACGGCGATGGCCGCGAGCCAGCCCGTAATGTCTGTGATGGTGGCCAGCCAGACGGCGGCGGCGGCGGTTGCTGCCAGCCAGGTTGCGATTTCTGCGCTGCTGGCCAGCCCGCTCGCGGTGACGACGGTGGTGGCCAGCCAAGTAACGATGACCTCGATCGCCGCGAACCAGGTGGCTATCACCGCAATGTTGGCCAATACGCCGGCATTGATGGCGATGGTGGGTAGCGCGGTATCGATGGTGGCCATAGCATCTAATCCGATTGCGGTAACGGCCTTGCTGGCCAACACGCCAGCGGTAGCGGCATTGGTGGCCAGCCAGACCGCGATGACGGTGATCGCCGCCAACCAGGCGGCGATTACGTTAGTGCTGGCCAATGCTCCGGCACTGGCGGCACTGGTGGCCAACCAGATTGGTATGACGCCGGTGGCTGCGAGTCCAGTTGCCATGACGGCGCTGCTGGCGAGTCAGGTCGCGATGACTGCTGTCGCTGCCAGCATCACCGCGATGACGCAGATTTCGGCCAACTCAACTGCAATGACTGCGGTCGCCGCCAGCGCAATGGCGATCACGACCTGTGCCGCGAGTGCTATTGCCATGACCGTCCTCAATACGTCCGACCCGGCCATGGCGGCGCTCTATTCGTCCCCGCTGATTAGGAAAGCATCTTGGGCAGCTGGGGCCATTTGGGCGACCCAGACGAACGTGCAATCAGGTGCTTGCCTGTTCGTTCGCTTGACGACCAATGGTCTTTGTCCCTGGGGGGAGAGCAGCATCGGGAACGAGTGGGTCACCTTTGACGGCGCCAACGTCAACTTCGCCGGCCGCGCGGTCAGCCCATTCAACCACACGGCGCTTGCATCGGCAGTGCGCGTGCCGATGCGCAAAACGCTGACCAGCTTGCAGGTCCGGCTGCACGCCCCGTCCGAGGTCGCCTACATCATCCTGAACTCGTAGGTGAACCGCGCAGAGGGCGGCGGCTTCGCCGGCCCGGCTGCTTTTACCGCTTCATTTTGTCGCACCACCCAACCCGCCCCGCGCGGGTTTTTCTTTTTCTAGGAGATTCACCATGGCAGCATCCTTTTTCCACGGCGTCACCGTCACCCTGGTCGATTCCGGCCCCCGCTCGATCGCCACGCCGTCCAGCTCGGTGATCGGCCTGGTCGACACCTACACGCCGGGCGCCGGCCTGGCCGCGCCCAACACGCCGGTCAAGATCACCTCGCTGCGCGAGGCGGCCGCAGCCTTCGGCGTGACCAGCAACATCTACAAGTCGCTGCGCGCCGTCTACGCCCGCACCAGCGCCGTGGTGGCGGCGGTCGGCGTGGCCCAGGTGGCCGACGCCGCCGCGCAGACCTCGGCCGTCATCGGCGGCGTCAGCGCCCAGGGCGCCCGCACCGGCCTGCAGGCCCTGCTCGACGCCAAATCCGTGCTGGGCCTGCAACCGCGCCTGCTGGTGGCGCCCGGCGCCTCGGCCACCCAGGCGGTGGCCACCGCCATCGACGGCATTGCCGGCAAGCTGCGCGCCATCGGCATCATCGACGGCCCCAACACCACCGACGACGCCGCGCTGGCCTACGCGCTCAACTTCGGCAGCAAGCGCCTGTACATGGTCGACCCGGGCATCAAGGTGTGGGACACGGTGGCCAACGCCGCCGTCGACGCGCCGGCCTCGGCCGCCGCCGCCGGCCTGTTCGCCTGGACCGACAACGAGTACGGCTTCTGGGTCTCGCCGTCGAACAAGGAGTTCGTCGGCCTGGTCGGCACCAAGCGTCCGGTCGAGTTCCTCGACGGCGACGCCACCTGCCGCGCCAACCTGCTCAACGTGGCCAACGTCGCCACCATCATCCGCGACGGCGGCTTCCGCCTGTGGGGCAACCGCACCCTGTCGGCCGATCCGAAGTGGGCCTTCGTCACCCGCGTGCGCACCACCGACATGGTGATGGACGCCATTCTGTACGCGCACAAGTGGGCGGTCGACCGTGGCATCACCAAGACCTACGTGAAGGACGTCACCGAGGGCCTGAACGCCTTCATGCGCGACCTTCGCAACGCCGGCTGCATCATCAACTTCGAGGTCTATCCGGACCCGGACCTGAACACCGGCAGCCAGCTCGAACAGGGCAAGGTGTACTGGAACATCCGCTTCACCGACGTGCCGCCGGCCGAGAACCCGAACTTCCGCGTCGAGGTCACCAACCAGTGGGTCGGCGAGGTGCTCTCGATCGGCAACTAAGCACTAGGCGGGGCGGCAAACCGCAGCAGGACGCGGCGCCGGCGCTCGAGGCGCCGGCGCCGCCAGCAGTCAACTCATCAATCTCACCACAACGGAGCTTTACCACATGATTCCTCAAACCCTCTACAACTTCAACCTGTTCGTCGGTGCCGACAGCTACGCCGGCGTGGCCTCCCAACTCACCCTGCCCAAGCTGAAGGTCAAGACCGAGGACTACCGCGCCGGCGGCATGGACGCGCCGGTCAAGATGGACATGGGCCTGGAGGCGCTCGACGCCGCCTTCTCGATGACCGGCGTGGCGCCGGACGTGCTGGCCTACTTCGGCCTGGCCGACCAGTCCTCCTTCCACGGCGTGTTCCGTGGCGCCTTCAAGGACCAGAAGGGCGCCGTGGTCGCCGCCGTGGCCACCTTCCAGGGCATGCTGCAGGAGGTCGACATGGGTGACTGGAAGGCCGGCGACAAGGCCGAGACCAAGTACAACGTCAACTGCAGCTACTACAAGCTGGAGGTCGACGGCAAGGCGGTCATCGAGATCGATCCGGTGGCCGGCATCCGCGTCATCAACGGCCAGGACCAGCTGACCAAGGTGCGCGCCGCGCTGGGCGTGTAAGCAGCGGCATCGCGCCGTAAGGCCAAGGCGCCGGGAGCGGCCTTGCAACCCCCAACGGCGAAGAGCCGGGGTCTGACCCCGTACGGGGTCAGACCCCTGGTTTGCGCCGCTGGGGTTTGCCCGCCCGCCGGCGCTTCACGAAAAACCCATTTTCAATTCGAGGACCACATGGAACACACCAACAACCCGTCCTGGCTGCGCCAGGGCGTCGACGTCGTCACCGTCACGCTGTCGCGGCCGGAGAGCTTCAACGGCGTCAAGACCAACCAGCTGCAGCTGCGCGCGCCGACCGTGCGCGACATGCGCGGCGCGCAGAAGCTGCACCCGTCCGACGTCGAGGAGCGCGAGCTGGCGCTGTTCGCCAGCCTGGCGCAGGTGGCGCCGGCCGACCTGGAACAGCTCAAGCTGAGCGACTACAACCGCGTGCAGGACGGCTATTTTCGCCTCCTTTCCGATCCTGCAGCTGACCCGGGAGCAGCTGCGGACCCTGGCGCGGCGGCTGGCGCTTGAATGCCGCTTCCAGCCCTCCGAGATAGAGCGGATGACGCTGGACGACATGTTGTGGTGGCTGGAGGAGCCGGCCTGATCCCGCCTGGGACGGGCGGCCCACCAAGGCCGCCCGGATGACACACACACGATAGGAGCGGGCGAACACATATGGCGAACAACACAGAACAAGCGGGCGCGCTGGTGGCGGGCGCGCTGAAGGCCGGCCTGGGCCGCGTCTTTAGCGACGCCGAGGCGCGCGGCGCCAAGGCGAAGAAGGCGGCCGACGAGTTGGCCAAGACGGCGGGCGAGGCGGACCGCCAGGTGAGGGGCCTGCGCCTGCAGGCGCAGGGCTACGAGCGCATCGGCGCGAGCATGAAGGAGGGCAAGGAGGCGCTGGGCGACCTGTCCTCGCTGGGCAAGACGGTGATGGGGGCGGTGAACGCATCGGCCGAGTACCAGGTGTCGGTGCGGGCGATCGCCAACGAGGCCGGCGCCAGCGGCGCGGCCGGCGAGGCGCGCGTGGCGGCGCGGCTGGCGCTGGACGCGCGCCAGGCCGGCGTCAACAGCAACGAGCTGGCCGGCGCCGTCGGCAAGATGATCAATCCCCACCTCGACGGCAAGCAGGCGCTGGACATGGCGCCGTTGTTGACGCGCTTCGCGGTGGGGCAGAACGTGTCGATGGACGACGGCGCCAAGTTGATCGGCGCGCTGGCGCAGCAGGCCAACATCAACTCGCCGGCCGAGATGCGCCAGGCGCTCAACGGCATCGTCGACATGGGCCAGCGCAACAAGGTCGACATGGGCGCGCTGGCCAAGGCGATGCCGGGCCTGCTGGCCGAGATGAACAAGCTGGGCGTGCGCGGCCAGGCGGCGCCGCAGCGGCTGGCCGACATGCTGGAACGCAGCCTGAAGACGGCCGATTCGCCCGAGGCGGCGGCCAAGGAAGTCAAAGAGCAGCTGGTGAAGTTGCGCGAGCAGGCGCGCGGCAAGGACAAGAAGACCGGCCAGGCCGGCGCGGTCGACACGGACGCCTCGCTGGCGCGCGCCCGGGCGCAGCTGGACAAGCTGGCGCCGGCCGGCAAGGCGCCTGCGTCCATCGAGGAGCACCTCGACAAGGATTTTGACGACGCGCGCAGCAGCTCCAAGAACAAGTGGGGCGCCCTTGACGCGGCCTCGAACCAGCTGCTGGTGAACGTGGGCGACGCGCTGCGGCCCTACAGCGACAAGGTGGCCGTGGTGTTGACCGACCTGACCAACGGCGCCGCCGACCTGGCCAAGGCCTGGCCGGGCGTGACGGCCGGCCTGGTGGGCGCGGCCGGCACCTTCCTGGCCTACAAGGCGGTGATGGGCGGCGTCGGCATCGCGCGCGGCACCGGCGAGACGCTGCTCGGCCGCATTCTCGGCCGGGGCAAGAAGCCGGCCGGGGCCGGCGACGACGCGGCCGCCGCTGCGGGCGGGGTGCAGCTGGTGCGGGTGACCAACTGGCCGGTCGGGAAGTGCTGCGGCGGCGGGGACGACGAGGCCTCCGCTCCGGACGGCGGCGACGACGAGGGCAAGCGCAAGAACGGCAAAAAGGGCCGACGCGCGGGCGGCCTGCGCCGTCTGCGCCGTCGCGCCGCTGTCCGTCTGGGCCGCATGGGCCGTGGTTTGACCGGCATGGGCCGTGGTGTGGTCGGTATGGGCCGGCGCGCGCTCGGCGCCGGCGGGCGGGTGTTTGGCGGCATCGGCCGCGGCGCGATGCGGGTGGGCCGTTCGGCGTTCGGCGCGGTGGCGGGCGGCCTGGGTCGCGTCGGCCGTGGCGCCGCCGGTGCGGCGCGCGGCGCGCTCGACATGGGGCGCAGCGCGGCCGGCGCCATCGGCCGCAACGCGGCCCGCCTGGGCCGGGGCGCGCTCGCTTTGGGCCGTGGCGCCGCCGGCATGGGTGGACGCCTGCTGGGCCGCGCCGGCGCCGCCGCCGGTGCCTCGCTGCGTTCGGCGGCCGGCATGGGCGGCGGCCTGCTGGGCCGTGCCGGCGCCGCCGCCGGAGCGTCGCTGGGCACGGCGGCCGGCGTGGCGGGCGGTTTGGCCCGACGCCTGGCGCCATACGCCGGCCGGCTGGGCGGCGTGGCGGCGATGGCCGGCGGCGCGCTGCAGGTCTACCAAACCTACCGCGACGCCAAGACTAAGGATCAGAAGGCGGAGGGCTACGGCGGCGCGGCCGGCGCGCTGGCCGGCGGCCTGCTGGGCGCCAAGGGCGGCGCCGCCACCGGCGCGATGATCGGCGCCTTCGCCGGGCCGCTCGGCCTGGCGGTGGGCGGCGTGATCGGCGGACTGGTGGGCGGCGCGGCCGGCGCCTACATCGGGCAGAAGGCGCTGGGCTATTCGGCCAAGGCGCTGTTCGGCGACAAGAAGGTCGAGCCGGGCGCCGCCCCGGCCCCGGCGATCCAGCCCAACGGCCCGCTGGTGGGCGGCACGCCCGAGGCGCTGGCCGCCGCCGCCCGTGCGGCGGCGTTGCAGAGCGCCTTGCAGACGCTGCCGGCACCGCTGCTGCGCAGTCCTCTGCTGGCACCGGCGCCGGCGCCGGCCGTCGCGCCGAACGTCCACTTCGCGCCGGCCATCACGGTCACGGTGCAGGGCGACGTCAAGGAGCCCGCGTCGATCGCGCGCGAGCTGATGCCGCATCTGCAGCGATTGATGGAGGAGCTGCGCGCCAGCCAGGCGCGCACCGCGCTGTTCGACGGCGTACACGTTTAAGGAGCAATCAATGGATGTCAAAGAGTTGGTCAATCGGGCCACCAGCGAGATCGGCCGCGCCACCGAAAGGGCGCGCCGGGTCGAGCAGCTGGTGGATGGAAAAATCGCCCAGGCGGGCAAGCTGGCGGCGCTGGCCGTCGGCCACATCGAGCACGCCACGGCGCTGGTCAAGAGCGCCACGGCGACGATGAACCGCGTGCTGCCGCTGCTCGACGGCGCCGTGGTGGAGCGCGGCCTGGCCATGCTGGGCAGCGCCGCCGGCAAGCTCGTCAACAGCAAGGTGGCGCTGGTCAAGGAGGCCGCCGCCAAGCTGGTCGGCGCGGTGGGCGGCCTGCGCAAGGCCTTCACCGCGCTGACGGGGCTGGGCGGCAAGGCGCCGGCGCCGCTGGCGGCGGCCTTGTCCTCGCTGGGCCTGAAGAGCAAGGGGGCGGGCGCGGCGGGCGAGGCCGCCGCGGCGGCGGTGGACGCCACGGCGGCCACGCCGCACATGCTGGTGCTGAGCGCGGACGACGGCTCGAGCTACAGCTTCGGCCTGTCCAACGCCAGCTTCCAGGGACTCAAGCGGCAGACCAACTACACGGTTGCCGCGCAGGAGCGGCTGAACCGGCAGGACGCGCTGCAGGCGGTGGGCAAGGGCGGCGAGTCGCTGTCGTTGAGCGGCGTGATCTTCACCGCGCTCAACACCGGCCGCAAGGAGCTCGACAAGCTGCGCGCCATCGGCGCCGCCACCAAGCCGCTGCTGCTGACCACCGGCTACGGCGAGGTGCTGGGCCGCTGGTACATGGTGTCGCTGTCGGAGGAGCAGGACGGTCTGCTGGCCAACGGCGCGGCGCGCAAACAAACCTTCTCGATGGAGTTCAAGCGCTATGGCGACGATTATCAGAACCTGTGACGGCGACGTGCTCGACACGATCTGCCAGGACCACTACGGCTTCGTGGCCGGCAGCGTGGAGGCGGTGTACGCCGCCAATCCCGGCCTGGCGGCGCAGCCGCAACCGTTCGCCGCCGGCCTGACGATGCTGTTGCCGGCGCTGCCGCCGCGCCGCAGCGACGTGATCCAGTTGTGGAATTGAGGAGGGCGCATGCAAGCCGAATTTGACATCGTCGCCAACGGGCAGAACATCACCGACCTGCTGCGCGACCGCCTGCTGGAACTGCGCCTGACCGACAAGACGGGACTGGAGGCGGACACCTGCGAGCTGCGCCTGGACGACCGCGGCGGCAAGCTGGCCCTGCCGCCCAAGGGCGCCACCCTGGCCATCTCGCTGGGCTGGGCCGGCCAGGGCTTGAACCTGCTGGGCAGCTTCAAGATCGACGAGGTGGTGATGGACGGGCCGCCGGCCTGCGTGACCATCCGTGGCAAGGGCGCCGACCTGCGGCAGAGCGCCAAGAGCCAGCGCCACGCCGGCTACGAGAAGACCACGCTGGCGGCCGTCGTCGCCACGGTGGCGGCGCGCCACGGCTGGCGCGCCGTGTGCAAGGTGAAGGCGGCGGTGGCGCGGCTCGACCAGATCGGCGAGAGCGACCTGCACTTCCTCACCCGGCTGGCGCGGCTGCACGGCGCCACCGCCACCGTCAAGAACGGCGCCTTGCTGGTGCTGCCGCGCGGCGCCGGCAAGACGGCCAGCGGCGCGGCGCCGCCGAAGGTGGTGCTGCGCGCCGAACAGCTGACGCGCTACAGCTTCACCTTCGCCGACCGCAGCGGCTTCGACTCGGTCAAGACCAGCTCGCACGACGCCGGCAAGGCCAAGCTGGTCGAGCAGGAGGTGGCCAATCCGGCGCCGGGGCCGGACGGCGGCGCCGTGCACCGCGACCGCCATCCCTACACCGACGCCGACACCGCCAAGGCCGCCGCGCAGTCGCGCATGGCGGCGCTGAACCGCGCCACCGCCAGCGGCACGCTGAACCTGATGGGGCGGGCCGACATCGGCGCCGAGCGTGTCGTCGGCATCGCCGGCGTCAAGCCGGAGGTGGACGGCGACTACCTGGTCGAGTCGGTCAGCCACAGCTACTCGCACGAGTCCTGGCGCATGCAGGTCGAGCTCAACGCCGGCAACCTGGGCAAGGCCAAGGCGGGGCAGGGGTCGCGCGCGGGCGGCGGCAAGGCGCTGGTGGCGGAGGGATAGCGCGGCCGGCGCCGGCGGCCCGCCGCCGTCCGCCTCGCCGCCTGCTGTCAAGGACGACCCGCAAAGGCCGACCCGCAAAGGCCGCGGCGCCGGGCGGCGTTGCCGCGTCCGGCCCGAGGCACCCGTCCGGACTACTCACTGAAAGGAAAAATTATGGCTGAACCCGCAAGTTCGACGGCCTCCATCGCCATCGCCGCCGGCACCATCACGCTCAGCGGCTCGGTGTTCGGTGTGCAGTACGACGCGCTGCTGGCCGGGTTTTTCGGCGGCCTGGTGTCGCTGTCCTACCTGCCGCCGATGTCGGCGCCGAAGATCGTCGGCACCGTGGCCGGCTCGGCGCTGCTGGCCGGCTTTTTCGCGCCGGTGATCGCGGTGGCGGCGCTGCACTACCTGCCCTGGCTGCAAAGCGTGGGCGACTTCACCCGCATCGCCGGCGGCGCCGCCCTCGGCATCGCCGCCCAGGTGCTGATCCCGGCCGGCTTGAAGCGGCTGCGCTCCTTCGTCGGAGGGCAGTGATGCTGCTTGCCATTTACCTGGGCGCGGCCACGCTGATCCTTTGCAAAGGCCTGTTCTTCACCATCAACCACATGGGGCGCCACACCACGCTGCGCAGCCGGCTGGCCTGGCTGCTGCTCACCACGGCCGCGCTGGACGTGGTCATCAGCCCGGCCTTCGAGCGCGCGCCGTCGCCGTCGCTGGGCGGCGTGGCGCTGGTGGTGGCGCTGGCCTGCTGCGTGCTGCCGCAGCGCCGCCCCATTTCATTCAATGATCGAAAGGATGCACCATGATTTTGTCTTTGCTGTCGATGCTGGGCGGCGGGCTGTTACGCCTGTTGCCCGAACTGTTCGGCTTCCTGCACAAGAAGACCGACAACGCCCACGAACTGGCCATGTTGGAGCGCCAGTTCCAGCTGGAGCAGAGCCGCGCCGCCAGCCGGCAGGCGCTGGCCGAGTATCGCGGCGGCGTGGAGGAGACGCTGGCCCTGCTCGACGCGCAGAAGGACGCGCTGGCCGGCCAGATGCAGCCGCTCGGCATCTGGTGGGCGGACGCGCTGAACTTCCTCGTGCGGCCGCTGGCCACCTATTACGTGCTGTTGTTGTACGGACTGGCCAAGCTGGCCATGTTCATGGTGGCGCTGCGCGCCGGCATCGGTGGCTGGGAGGCGATCCTGAAGATCTACGACGCCGAGGACCGCGCCATCCTGTCCGGCATCCTGGCGTTCTGGTTCGTCGGACGCGTGTTCGACAAGCGCAAATGAGCGCCGCGCTTGTCGAGGACGGCGCCGCGCTGCCGATGGCACTGCGGCTGATCCGCGCCTTCGAGGGCTGTCGTTTGCACGCCTACCGCGACATGGTCGGCGTGTGGACCATCGGTTGGGGCGAGACGCTGGACGTGAGCGAGGGCATGGTGTGGAGTCAGGAGCGGGCCGACGAGGTGCTGCGCCGGCGCGTGGCGCAGTTCCAGTTGGCGGTGTTGAAGCGCTGTCCGGCGCTGCATCTGGAGCCGCCGGCGCGGTTGGCCGCCTGCACCTCGCTGGCCTACAACATAGGCTTGGGCGCGTTCGGCGCCAGCTCGGTGTGCCGCCACATCGCGCGCCAGGAGTTCGACGCGGCGGCCGATAGCTTCCTGTTGTGGAACAAGGCCGGCGGCGCCGTGGTGGCGGGCTTGACGCGGCGCAGGCAGGCCGAGCGGGCGTTGTTTGTGCAGGGGGCGCCGGCTTTGCGTTGTTAG